ATGACCACCGAGCCGAAATTCAAGATCAAAATCCCCCAGACCCTCGACCAATCCGCCAAGATCCGGAAGTGGCTCGAGCAGATCGCGCACAAGACGGCGTCGCCCGCGCGGAACTTCGTCAGCAACCTGATCTACCAGATCAAGGCGACGGAGAGCGAAGCCGATCTGCTGCGTCCGGAGAAGCAGGCGCAGATGGCCTACCAGGCGAAGCGGCTCGCCGAAGCCGGCAATGGTCCTCAGTAGGCTCCATTTCAGACAGAAAGATTGACCGATGCCGATGTTCCGCAAGAAGCCCGTTGAAATCGAAGCTTGGCAATTCGAGGCGCCGGAATTCATGGCCCAGCCGAAGTGGTTCGGTCACGCCATGATGACCGGCAAGATCATCTATCGAGGCGGAGAGAAGCCCTACTACATCATCGATACGCTTGAAGGGAAAATGCGTGCCGATCCAGGCGACTGGATCATCCGCGGCGTGAAGGGCGAAATTTATCCGTGCAAGCCCGACATTTTCGCCGTGACCTATGACCCGGTCCCGACCGGAGAGTGAGCCATGGCCAATGCATTTGTCTTGGACGCCTACAAGGGCTGGACGGAAGCCCAGCTCAAGCGCCGCTGCTGTGAGTTGGTCAGCTTGGCGATCAAGAAAGACTTGCTGATCTGCGCCATGGTCGATTTCGGGGGCGTCGATGGTCTGCCGTCCTACCAGAGAGATGAAGTGAAGCGGATCTGGAGCACCTATTGCGACGAGTCCGCCCCTACCGCAGAGCCGAATGGGAGTCGCGGATGAGCACAAAGTCTCATTTGGAGAAAGCTATATCGGCCGCCGACAAAATCACGACGTCCATGGCAGAGAATGCGCTTGCCGGGCTTGATTTGAGCATCAGCGCTTGGCCTGGCTACTTTCGCGCAATCGTTTGGGATGCCGTCGCCGCCATCGCAACCCGCCGCGCCGAAGCCGCACGCAAGTCGTGACCGATGATCTGCGAAGCCCCTTCAGCGATCCTTCCGTTCCCGGCGCTTCAACTCGCGTTCGATCGCCGTCCGGATCAGATCAAGCCGGTCCTCCCCCTCTTCCAAGGCCGCGTCCATGCGCGCCTTGGCTCCCTCGGGGAGGGTCAGGTTGATGTTTTCGGCCCATAGTTTCTTGCGCCCCATCTTGCGGGGAATATCGCGTACATGAATTTCCGTCAAATAGCACCTTTTTCGTGTACATGATATTGACAGCCATATCATGTACACGATATAAAGGCAATATCAGATCACGGGAGCCGGAGGGAGATTGAAAATGTTGGATTGGGTAACGATGCCTCTCAAATGGGTCGCGCCGCAGATGTTCGTCGGCGACATTTCTACGGCCGATGTCTTCGTCGAACTGATCGGCGATCTTAAGCGCGAGAGCCTCACTAGACCAACCTCTCAGAACGATACATTCATGGAATCACACGGGATCAACGCTCCGCACGTTCCGACGCGCTTCGTTAAGGTCTCGCGAAGATCGCCCGTCCAGCCCCGCTCCGATTTCCTACTCGCGTGCCGCCTCGCCGATAAGGGGGACTTTAAAGCAGCGCGCGAGGTGGCTTGGCGGGGCTTCAATGCCGTGTGCGACAACGCGCCGGAATATCACAGTCAAAGATGAGGAGCGATGATGTCTGGCAAACGATATTACGGTTCTGACGCACCTTCGGCTTTGAAAGAGCCTCAGCCGGCAAGGATGGAGCGGTTCGACAATTATCGGATTCGGCGTATCGAAGCCTATCGGGCATTCGAGCTGCTTGAGAAGATCATCGACAACCTGGGCGTTGAGGATGGCACTTGCCTACCACTACCAGACATGCCGCTTCCGGTGACGCCTAGTGAGGCCCATAAGAACGAATTGAAGAACGCCGCTACGACCCTACTCCGGACAATCCTAATCTGGAATGACGGGAACGTCTCGCCGTCAGGTCTTCAGCGGTGGTGAATGAGCGATGATGCCCCGACACGAACAACTATCTGATGGTGTAGAGCTCTATCTGGGCGACTGCCTGGAAATCGTTCCAGGCATTGACGTTGCCGATATCGCAGTGATCGGCGATCCGCCCTATGGAATGAAGGCAAACACCAACAGCAAGCGATTCAGCGGCGGCCAAAGCGCCCGCATTCGGCGGACCAAGGACAGCGGTCGAGACGACCGGTTTATCGAGGGAGACAACGAGCCTTTCGATCCGGCACCGTGGCTCGCTTTTAACGAAGTGGTGCTTTGGGGAGCGAACCACTATGCCGGCAAGCTCCCGGTCGGCACGACACTCATCTGGCTCAAGAAGTACTTAGCTCAGTATGGCAGCTTCCTATCGGACGCAGAGATCGGATGGCAGAAGGGTGGCCACGGTGTCTATGCGCTACATGCCCCAGACAGCCCCGGCAGACGCGCGATAGAGGCCGGAGCCCGTAATCCACGGGGAGCGCCGACAGCGCATCCGGCGCAGAAGCCAATCGCGTTGATGGCGTGGTGCATCAACCGAACAAAGGGGCGCAGAATCCTGGACCCCTACATGGGATCGGGAACAACTGGTGTCGCGGCCATCCAACTTGGTCGCAAGTTCACTGGCATCGAGAAAGACCCGAAGTACTTCGACACGGCTTGCAGACGCATTGAGCGTGAGGTGGAGCAGCCGAGACTTGAAGTTCCTTTAGACGCGAATGCGCATAAAGCCGGATTATGCGGAAGTGCGTATGAGAATGACCGATGAGCGATGAAGGCCTCTATGCCTTGCGCCTCTTTAGCTCCCGTTCGATGGCCTCTCGGATCAGGTCGGAGCGCTTCTCACCTTCGTACCGGGCTGCATCGATGTCTTGTTATGCAGCGGGCGCTCAGACTCAATCGCCTCCCTCTCTGCGGCCATCGCGGCCTCTCGGGAGGCGAATTCTTCGAATGTCCACCGAGCGATTTGGCTGAACCAAGGGGACCTATACTTGTGGGTGCTGTAACGAGCCCTCCTATTGGAGCTCAAACCGACATACAGGAGGTTGCCTGATGAGTCGAAGTGCCGATAGACGAAATGACGTCCACCAAATTCCGGCCGATAAGGCATTACTTTTTTCCTTCTCTCCGCTTGAGTTCGCGTTCAACGGCCTCGCGAATGAATTGAGCCATGCCGCTGTCGCCCACAAGCGACCGTATTTGCTCACGAATTTCCTTCGAGAGCCTGACTTGTGTCGGTTTGACGTTCAGGAATGGACGCCCTCTTGTTTCAACTTTTTTCAAAATGATGCTCCAAAAAGCGGTACCGCTTATTGACAAGATAAACGGTACCGCTTATAAAAGCACCATACAGACGATGTCAAGAGAACATCAGCAAGGGAGATTCAACATGACACAAAAGATGGTCTGCCCACCTTCTCCGCTCGGCTACACCAAGTATGAACGCCGCTATTATGCGGGCGATTGGTGGTACCGAGTTTCGCCCAGTTCTCCCTGGCAGCTTTGCGTGGAGGATGGGGACGATGATACCAGCAACGACGAGACCGATGAGACGCTCGAATACATGTGCGAGCTGCTGGAAGCGCACGAGATCGAGCCTGACGAGTTTCGGCGTCAAATGCGAAACGAGGGCTATAACGAAGAAGTCATTCGGTTGGCTATTCGAGATAGACGCCCCGACTACACGTCGTTGGTTGATTAGCGATGATGCCAGCACACCGTGTTGTCCAACGAGAGGTCATAGCTTGGGCAAATAGCCTTAATGGCAGGGCGCCTGTCGGCGACGACATATCCCGGCTGATTGCCGTACTTGCAAACGCAGTCGAAGCCGATCGGAATCAACGATGGGGCGATGGCATCGCTGAGTGTGCCGACTGGAACGAGAGTGCGCCTTAACCCACCCCGATCATGAGCAGCATGTTGGTATGACACGATGACCAAATACAGCACGCTATATTTCGAGGAACAGGCGGCTCGGAAAAAGACTCAGCGCGAGCTGGAAGAAGTCAACCAGAAATTAGAAGAGGCCGATAGAAAGCTGGCGCAGATGCGCGAATTCATTCGCGAGACCGGACAGTCCGGGACTTTTCTGCTGTGGGTGGCGCCGAAGTACGGGATCGACCTGAAGGAACTGGATCTGCCCGTGCCTACGCATGCCGACACTTAAACAGAGGGCGAGCGAGATGGATAGCAACATGACTGATTGGAAATGCTCCGGATGCGGGGTGCCGACACCCAACCGAGTTCGGTGCTGTAATTGCCCAACTAATTGCATCTCGGACGGACAAGGTAACGGCGCGTGGAAGATCGAGGCCGGGCCATCCAAACTGGCCGAAACAATTCGCACCAAACTCCTCGGCGTTAGGCCAGAGGATCAAGATGTGGTGTTGGAGGATTCGGACTGGCGCCTTATTTTGACGGCCCTCGCGGCCCTATGACCACACCTAAACAGTCATCCGCACAAGGAGCCAACATGGGATATACGACTGAGTTTACCGGTGCCGTGAAACTTGGCCGCAAGCTGACGATGGCCGAAGCCAAGGAACTTTTGGAGATCGCCGAGAGCGGCGATTCCCAGACATTCACCGGCGTCAATGCCTATTTCCAGTGGGTGCCCGCTGACACCCTGGAGCACATCGTTTGGGACGGCAACGAGAAGTTCTATAAATACGTCGAGCAGCTAAAGTGGCTTTGCGGATGGCTCGTTGACCGCAATATCTCGGCAAACGGGGATCTCTACTGGCAGGGCGAAGAGACCGGCGACACTGGAATATTGTCTGTCGCGGACAACAAGGTGACTGTGAAACCGAATGCTAAGCCGGCCACGAAGTCTCCGCGTCCCCTAACCATGGACTTGCTCGGGCAGATGGCACTCGATCAAGTAATATCGGCCTAGCACCGTTTCTAAGCCAGGAGCATCCATGCCAGCGACCTATACCTTTAACGATGGGATCGAGGCCGCCAAGGCTCAGGTCGGGTGGACCATCAATGAAGCGGTAAAGTCTCTCAGCGAGGAAGCTGCCAAGCAATATATCGACTTGCTGGTGATCGTATGGCGCGATCTAGAGCAACTTAAGCGGCCAAGTAGGCGCAAGAGGAAGCAACCAGACCAACCCCCTCCCCGATCCCCCTGAGGGAGCGTCAATAGGACTCAAAATGAGCAAATGGATGTGCGAGGAATGTGATTGGTGTGGTCAGGAATCTGACCTCTTGCGCGCGTCCAATCCGTTCGCCTCGAATGACAATGTCGTCGGTTGCCCACATTGCAAGGAGATCAATAGCATGACCATGGCTTGTGACGAACCGGGATGCTGGCGCCAAGTAAGCTGCGGAACTCCCACACCGGGCGGCTATCGAAATACGTGCGGTAAGCATAAGCCGCCCACCTAGACTGACTCCCCTCGCCGGCCGCGGCCTGATAGCCTGCGGGGATGGTGAAGATCAGCAAAACACCCGAGTCGGTTCCGAAAACCGGGAGCTTCGAGGTCCGATTCTCTGACGGACGGCCTAGCGTCTACCACTACTACGATGACGAACCGTCGAGACGCCTGCGGCCGGAACAGATGACGAGCGCACAGGCCCTGGAAGCCGCGAAAGCGTTTGCAAGGACCAAGCGCGGTGGCTGAGATTGAAGTCTACACCGAGCGGTACGAGCGAGAGCATGGCCACAAGCCTGTCGGCCGGCGGTTCTGGAACTTCACGCTGGTTTCGTCCACAGTGACCACCAAGGACCACTATCTTCCGATGGCGTCGGCTATGACCTATGAGAAGGCGCTGGAGGAAGCGAAGCGGGTTGCGACGCTGCGCAGGAGCGAACGGATTATTGTGGAGCCGTAGAATGAGCCGGATGAGCGAAAAGGACGATTTCGGAAATCGGATGAAGGCTTACGAGGCAATTGAGACTGCCCGCAAGCTAGATCCTATGCTCCCGATCTATGCCCGGATCGACGGCCGATCCTTCTCCAAGTTCACGCGCGGGATGGATCGACCGTTTGACGCTCGGATGACCGACGCCATGATCGAGACGACCAAGCATCTGGTCCACGAAACGCACGCCAGAATGGGCTATACGCAGTCGGATGAGATCAGCCTAGTTTGGCTTGCTGATGGTCCCGACTCGGACATGCTATTTTCCGGCAAGCTTCAGAAGATGACTAGCGTGTTGGCATCCATGGCGGCAGCCAAGTTCGCCCGCGTCTGCCCATTTGGATTTGAGGACAGGCTGCCCCACTTCGATTGCCGGGCGTTCCAGCTGCCGTCCAAAGAAGAGGCAGCCAATGCCTTCCTGTGGCGCGCCATGGACGCCCGCAAGAACGCCATCAGCATGGTCGCCCAAAGCAAGTTCTCGCACAGGAAGCTGCACCAGAAGGATCAGAAGGCCATGCTGGAGATGCTGGCCGAGATCGGCGTGGATTTCGAGACGTTCCCGCAGGCGTTCAAGCGAGGCTCGTTCGTGCGTCGACACACCGTCGAGCGCCTGATGACCACGGATGAGCTGGAGCGAATTCCGGAAAAACATCGGCCGACCGGCCCGGTAATGCGCAATGAAATGCGCGTTCTGGCTATGCCGGCATTCAACCGTGTGGCCAACCGAGTAGCCGTGATCTTCGATGGCGCGGAGCCGGAGCACATCTAACCCCTCCCCGCTCCGAGCGGATCATCGTGGAGCCGTAGCAATGCCACTTCTTCTAGCGATCTTCCTCGTTGTTGGATTTGATCCAGCACCTCAAGGCCCCTTGGCTGGGCGAGGACAAGAAGACCCTCGCCCCACCAGGCTTCTAGAGAACGGCCGCGTCATTGAACGTTTCTGGGATCAGGAGGCCTGCATAAGGGTCAAGAAGCCGGGAATGATCTGCCTCACCGTCAAGTAGCTTAACCACTGTGGCATTTCTGCCATTGACTCTACCGCTGGTTGGGGTGCTACCCTACCGCTCTTTCAAGGGCGGGGTTTATCATGAGATTTTTTTCAGCAGCGCTCGCGTTGGCGTTAATCATTTCGCCTGTCTTCGCGCAAAATCAGAATCAGGGACCGCGCAACCAACCTGAAGAGCCCATGAAGGGCGAGGTAATATCGCCGGTCGAAACGATCCGGCTAGTGCCGGGACAGGCCAAACTGATCAAGTTCAATCGGATGATTGGCGACGTTCAGACCAGCGTTAACAACGTCGTGCGCGCTTCGGTGCTGGGAGACAAGGTGCTCCTATCCATCGCGGCAGTATCAGCCGGCGCCACCGATATGACTGTAGTCAATCAATACGGTGAAATGATGTATATTGTCCGGGTCATTGTTTCCCCCGGTCTTTCCGCTGACGGCGAAGAGCCACACGTCATTAGAACGTATGGCTGGTCCGAAACCAAAAAGAGCAGTTCCAATAATGGTACTGTCATCAACATCACCAACGGCGATTCAAAGACCGACGCCGGACAGCCGCCGGATTTCGTCGATCGCTTGTGCTCTTCTACGGGCTGTAGTCAGCCTCTGAACCCGGCCGGGTTAGCTGCTGGGTTGGACAAAACGGACGCGATGAAGCGAAACTGAGAAGTAGCAACCGGCCGCAGGCCTATTTCGCCAAAAGAAACAACCCGACGTTGGCGAAGGCATAGCCAGCAAAACAAATACCCATTGCTGGATTACCTTTGATGAATTGCTCTACTGAGATGTAGGCGTACACGACACCGACCGCGCCGATCATCCATGCGCTCATTAGAACGTCAGCCTATCGAAGCCGTGGATTTTGCAGATGCGATCGGCGAACTTCTGGAACACGGGGCCATGCATGTCGCAGGCGCCGACTTCCTCCAGGTGAAGGTGTAGGATTTCATGAGCCATCGTCGAGAGGAGCACGATATGACTTCCCACGTTTGCCCTCGATATCTCAATGTGGTGAACGCCGCCGTCGATGAAGTAGCGGCCGAACACCTTGCGGCTTCGGATGACTGAGAACTTGATGTCTTCAGATGGTGGGAGATTGTATTTGGCGAAGGGAGGGAGTTCGCAGAGATAGTCGTAGGCACGGGCCAGAACATCTGCGCTCAACGGAAGGATCACTGCCTGACCATCTCCGGCGTAAGCGTTATTCGCCCAACCTCACCGAATTGGCGAGAATAGGTGATGACCTTCGCAGACCGACCAGACAGCCAGCCACCATTGGCTGCGTATGCGTCGGGAGCGGCTAATGTCTCGTGCCGCTCGACCTTCATCAGATTTGTCGAGATAAGTTCATCGGAATGAAGATGGCCGATATGGCCGTAGGCGAATTTGGTCCGCCCGTAGATTTCTCGATACTTGCCTGCAAAGACGGTATCGACCTGTTTGATTTTGCGCTTATGGCCGTGATGGTAGAATAGCGACGTAGCGCCGTGTTCAACGACATAATAGCTGCCTGGGTTTGTATCTACCGTGACCCGCGGCTCTTCGTCAAAAAATTGTGCGAACATTTCGCGGAGCCATGCGCCACCGGATTCATCATGGTTAGCGTCCGCCATAATGACATGGACCCGCTCGTGCTTCTCTAGCAGCATATGAACTACGCGCCGCATGGTCCGGATCGCTACTCGGATCATCTTCTGTAGGCGGCTATCGGCGTCCAAAACGTGGCCATGGCCCTGAGTGATAGGAACCTTCGTTTCATGGTGCAGAAGGTCGCCGAGCTGCGCCAAGACGGCCACTGAGGCGCTTGGTGACATGCGAATCGCAGCAGTAAACCAGTCAAGCAATAGCTTTTCTGCGATCTTCAGATCCCAATCGGCGCCGGTTTCCTCTCCCCACGCCAACATGCCCATATGTAGATCAGTGATTGTGTACTGGTTAAGAAGGTCAGCATTGGCACTGGGGATTGGCAGAACCGGCTCGGCTCGCGGTAGTTCTTCCTTGAAGGCATCGACTACGGCGCGCATTTGCGCGGCTTGCTGTTCGCGATCCCTATCGGTCTTAACCCACTCAAGGAGGATTTCGCCGTCGCCATTTTGCAGGCGCGACACGCCCTTTAGGAGATGCCCTTCTGGGAGCGGCTTGGGCTCGGCCGGTTCTGGCCGCTGTTGGACAGTTTGCCCATTGGGGCCGTCTGTAACTTGGCTGACGCGGAAACCGGGCATTGCCGGTGCGGGCTTGTCGAGCAGCAACCCGCGCGCTGCCGCCACCTTCAGGCGGCTCTTATAGGTCTCCAGAACGAGCCCGAGCGCGTCAGCAGTCTGTTGAAATACCTTGAAGCCATCGGCTCTATATGCTGCCGCAGCCTCTTCGGCCAGTTCCTGGTCGAGGGGCTTGCCCGCCATGTCAGGCGCCGCTGCCGGGCTTGAAGCAGAATACCGTGAAGCCGTTCGACCAGCCGCCACCGTACCGACGCCCGCAAAGGTGGCTGCGCCCGTCCGGACTATCCCGCTCCTCTTCCACCTTGTTCGGCGGAATCTCGGTGAAGTCGCCCTGATCGCCCTCTTGGCGGGCCCACCATTTGCCGTTCTTCAGATGCGCCTCCGCTGGCCTACAGTCTTCATCATGGCAACATGAGACGGCGCGGTTATCCGGCATCATCCATGTCTTGTAGAACTTCTCATGGAGTGACAAATCTTGCGGTCGGTGGCCGCTATGGTCTTGGCCATATGCCCGTCCGACCGGCAAAAGAAACAAGAGAACAATAAAAGCGAGCATGCAAATGAGCACGAAGCCGAGAGAGGGACACTCCCTCACCTCGCCCCAGAACCAACGCAACATCAATGTCTCCTAGGTTTTCCGCGTCTCGAGCTTTGAGCAGGAGATTTCCATGCGAACCAATGCATGCGGCATCTTGGCCTTGGTGATCGCCGAAATACGTTCGGCCATCTCATGCGCGGACTTCATGCAGATTGGCTCTGCATATTGGTCCGGCGAGTAGACGTTGAACCTGTGCTGTTCCTGGGGGAGAAGAATGGTGACGCCGATCAGGAAAGCGTACATGCTATTTGCCCAACATGGCTTTTATGCCCATCCAGATGGCACCGACGAATCCGGTCGCTATGACGGTGATGACCGCCTTAGCGGTGTAACTCTGCGCCTGCTCTACGCTTTTCCGCCACTTCCGGAGGTGGATGAAATCGGCGCGGACTTCCTTGCGGTCCTCCTCATCGATCCCGAATGACGTGAGGATCGTTGCGATGGTCTTGAGGACCAGATCGTCGTGCGTCTTGCTCTGCTCTTCCAGAACTTCGTGGATGACCTTCTTGACTTCCGCCTCGGTCATTTCGCGCACTTCCGCTTACGTACCCATGCGTTGTGGACGCGGATTTGCCAGATTGTCTCGAATGTATCGTTGGTCCCGTCGTAGGTGATTTTCTTCACTCCTCCGCACCGCGCTTTCTTCTCAAGGGCAGACTTGCTTCCGCCCGATGCGGTTACGGTTGTCTGGGTCAGATGCGAACACGCTCCGATCGTTAGTGACAGGGCCAACAATCCGCTCAGCCTCAGCGCGGTCTTTTTCGCCGCTGTCGGCCGCCTTAACCAGGGCGGCATCCCATTCGGATTGCTTGACGGCGAGTCCATCGGAGTATCCCTTGAAAAGAACTGACGAATAACCAAACGCAATGACGGCAACGACGATTGCCCACTTGCGAAGGTCGGTGATAAAATCGAGGGGTTTGGGGAGAAGGATCGCGACCGCTACGGCAGCGGCACCTATAAGATTTGCGAGCGTGGCCGTGCTGGCGATGTACTCCCACGCAGCGTGGACGGACCAGCCAAATAGCCAGTTCATTTCTGCCACCATTTCTTGGCAGGCTTCGGCGGCGCAACATCGAGCCCGGCGTACCAAGAGCCCTTCGGCTCGCTCAGCCCCTCAAGGCAAAGGTCGCGCTCGCTCTTGCGGCCGTCCCCAATGCCGCTGCGGCGGGCTATGAGGCCCTTGCGAACCTTGCCGTCAGACCGGACGTACCAGCCGGCAAACGCATTGCAGCCGCCCCGGATGTCGCCTGCGTTGAACTTGGCGACCATGGGCGACCGGCAGACCGCGGCCGTCCCAGCGTTATAGGAAGCATCCAGTACCGCACTCATGGCCTTTACGGGCACCGGACGCTTGACGCACTTGTCCAGCCGCTCGAGATAGGTCGGCAGGCTCTGCGCCAGTTTCTCGTCGCACTCCTGTTTGGAGAAGCGTGTTCCTGCCTTGACCTTGCCGAACTCGTCAGTTTGCCCAAAGCAGTACGTGATCGGATGGCCGGTCCCGATCATGTCTCGCTTGGCGACCCTATCCATTCCTTCCCATGCCGGAAGAAAGGCAACCGTCGCCGCGATCACGGCAGCACCGCCCGTGCCGGCAGCGACGCTGCCGACTGTCCTTTTCATGGTCATTTCGGTTAATCCTTCGGCGCGCGGTCAGCTTGTTTCACAAGCCTTGCCAGCGGGATCACGGCGATGTTCACAACGACCGCAATGGCAAGCAGTAGCCACGGGTTAAGGATGTCAGTGAACGCGCCGATGACGCAGAGAACGCCGTTCAGCGCCCCATAGGCCACGGAAATGTTGATGGAGAGCAGCCGGTGAACTTCCGTCTTCCAGTCGTCGATCAGGCGCATCAGCCGCCGAGCTCGGCCTTCGACTTAGCCCAGTTCCACGCCGCCACAATCTTGTCGCGACCAAACCAGACCACGGCTCCGCCGACGATTAACCCGAGGTAGAACATGGGGAATCTCCTTATTTGCTCGATTGTCTAAAAACTGCCTCAGCCAACCATTCCGATCAGCGCCCCACCGCCTGTCGGGCCGTTGATCGTCGCGCCGCTGTTGTTGCCGAGATTAAAGCTGTTGGTGATCGACGGAGAGCCCGAGAACGCTACGCCGCGGAACGCGCACCATTGAAAGGTGGACCCTGACGCGAGAGCCAAGTCGGAATTAGAGTTATTAGCGCTAGGCAGAAATCCGATCTGATTGCTTGAGCTTCCTACGATAGAAATCGGATTTGATACCGTCGTCACTGCACCTGTCGTGAGTTCGATGCAACATGGAGCGGTGATGGACAGCGAGCCGAATGTGTTCGTATCCAGAATCGAAAGCAGGCTGTTGCCGCTCTGGGCAGCGACGCTCAATGTCCCATATGTCTTTCCACCACCACGGAACGTTTTGCCGCCCAGATTATTGGTGAACGCAATCGTCGCTGAGTCACCCTGAAATGTAAGGTTCGTCACCGTGCCCATTGCCCAGGAACCGGACGACGATGTCGCCGTATAGGTCGCCGTTCCAAGCTTGATCGTTCGCGTGCCGGAACCGGACAGGTTGAAGGCGTTGGACGACGCAGTCGCCGTGATATTATTGTTGTTGACGCTGTTATCCCAGGTGCCGGTGAAGGCGCCAAGGCCAAGAGACAGAATTGTGAGTGAGCCGCCCAGATTGAGCGTCACCGTGCCGCCGCCGCTGCTTCCGTCGAACGTAACGTTGTCGCTGGAGCCCGGCACTGTTTGCCCGTAGTCCGTGCCGCCGCTCGACGACACCCAGTTATTGGTGTTGCTGCCGTTCCAATAGCCATTGATCGAGCCAGTTCCGGTCGCCACGAAGCTGACGGCCGTGACGTCAAGGTGGGTGCCGTCGATCACCGTGATCGTCTGCTGCCCGTTCAATCCGGTCGTGCCGGTAAAGCTGAAAAACAGGCGCGAGTCGCCGGTCGTCATGCCGGTCGTCGATGCGACCGTGACGCGGCATTTACCAGAGCCATTGTCGGCAATCGCGGACGCGGGCTGCGCCTTCCAGAACCTGCCGGCCATCTATCTTGACCTTTGATTTTCGAGTTCGAACATGGCGAGCCGCGCGCTCAGCTGGGCGACGGCGAATACGCGCTGATGGTGCCGACCGGGGTCAACGGACCTGCGGTGCCCCTGTTGTTGCCCGTGATCCAGTCGTTGCTTGTTTGAAAAAGAATTTCCGGAGCCCTGCTCAGGAGCGATTGCGCGAGCGCCGGTGAAGCTGGCTTTCCGGCGGAGGTGATAAATGCGCGACGGTTTTCTTCGACGGTCAAATCCAGATAAACGCCAGTGAACAGCTGAAACTCGGCCATCTCCAGCTTGCAGATGCTGCTGACCCAGTCCGCCGATGCCCCGATGCCCATCGGGCAGCCTAACTGCGTGATGCCCCCGGATGCAGAGATGGTGAATGCGGTGGAATCTTCGATCGGAGTTGCGGTGTAGTCACCGGCAACGGGGATATTGAAGAAACCGTTGGGCAGGATGTACTTGTTGTCGAGAGCGGGAATCGGCGCCGTGCCACCAGGTCCCGTATCGTGACTACCGTCGTCGCCGAACGTGTAGATGTTCGCGCACGACGGCGTCATCGACATCCCGACCTTGGCGGCGTCGTCGAACGCCCATGAAAACATCGGACCAGGCGACAGACTGTAGATCGGGATGGATGTGTCGAGGGATCTGTCGTAGCCGCTCGCCCAGGTGATGCTGCATCCGGTCGACAGATCGAACGAGATCAAGGCGTGGTGCCAGACATCGGGTGTGACATCGAGCGACTGAAACTCGCTTCCGGTGCCAGGCTCACCGCCCCACCCGCGCATATAGTAGCATTCCGGCCGATATTCGTTCTCCGGCGCCTGCGGCGACTTGTTGAAGCTGCAGACGCTCGCGGTCTGCAGGTTGACCGCAAGCGTCGGAGACGTCTTGCTGCCTCCGATGTTGGAGCAATCGATGCCGATGAAACTTGGACTGATGGGTCCGAGCCCTGCGGACTCATCCGCCCCCGCCAAGATGTTCTCGATGGATCCAAAGGTGAATAACGGAATGATCTTGAACAGCCCTGGGTAAAAATAGCCCTGGTCCCATCCATCGCCCAGTGCATCCGGGTCGCTGCTCGTGTCGGACAATGCCACGACCGCGCTCAGCGTTGCGCTCGGAATCCTGAACCAGAACGAGATCACGGCCTTTTCGAAGCCCGCCATCGTCGAGCTGGTGACGTGAAGGTAGCCCATCCGGGTTAAACCTCCACGTAGACCAGCGTGCCGCCGACCGCGACGGCCCCCGACAGGTTGATGTCGAGGGCCTCGCCCGCGACCGTCTCGAACCATCCGACCGGATTGAACGGCAGCACGAGGCCGTTGCCCTGGTTCGTTGCGTAGTGCAGCCCGGTGAGATCGGTTGGCGTTGCGTGCGATTGAAACTTGATGTTCACCGCCGCGTTCGGCGAAAGATACGCAGCCAGCACGCGAATTTTCTTCGCGGAGACGAGTGCGACGACGGTCGTCGCTCCGGACGAGCTCACAGCGATCTTGGTAAACTTCGGCGTCAGCGCCGTGGCTCCGTTGCGGATCGTCCCGGTGTCCAGCGCGACGTCGAGCGTGGAGCCGAGATCGCTATGCAGCGTATCCAGCTTGGTGTTCGTCGACGTGCCGTTGCTGTTGGTGGTCCCGACCAGCGCCTCCAGTCCGTCGACATAGCCCGCCAGCGTCGTCGCCAGATCCGTATGCAGCGTATCCAGCTTGCCCTCGACGCCGTCGAGATACCCACCGAGCGTGGTTGCAAGGTCAGTGTGCAGCGTGTCGAGTTTGCCGAGCAGCGAGACCACCTGCGCCGCAGTCAGAATCTCCGTACCGCCGCTGTCGCAGAACTGGACAGGCAGCGCCTTACCGCTGGCCGCATCGGTGTCGTTGCCGGTTCCGTCAGGACCCCATGTCAGCTTGATCCGCTGGTGCAGCTTGCCGCCAACATCATCCGCAGCGACCGTCGCTCCCGATCCGGGAGTTACGCTGATATCGTCAGCCATGTTCGATTATCCTGGTTTAGGGATTAGTCAGGGCCAGCAGGAGCCCGATCGGAGATCCGCCATCGCCGCCGCCCTCGTCGACATTGGCGACAGTCACCGTGATGACCTGCGTGTCGTTGAGCCCGTTGCCCGTGACCTTGACGATGAGCTGGTACTGGTTGTTGCCGTCGGCATCGAGCGGCGACTCGAAATCCGGCGCCGACAGGAACGCCAGCACGCCGGTATCGGCATCGATGGTGAAGAACTCGGCGTCTGCACCGCCGACGATCGAAAACGCGCCGGTGGCATCCGCGCCGGTCGCCGTGACGGTGGTGACCGCCGTCGTGTTCTCCTCGATCGTGATCGCGGCCGTTGTGCCTCCACCGTTCGAGGTGATGTCCGGCCCGCTCGCGAGCAGCGACAGTTCGACGCGCTCGGCGGTGATATCGGCGGTCCATTTCGCGGCGCCGCGCGCCACGGTCAGGATGCGCGCGGCCGGAAAATCAATTTCGGAATCGACATCAGGTTCAATGATGTCGCCAGACTGTAGCCCGCGCAGCCACGGCATCACCGTGCAGGCGAAGCGGTCGCGCCCGATGTCATCGATCAGCAACGACTTCGACACGGCCGCCTTGGCGTCTGGCGCTTCCATGCCGATCGACAGATCGAAATTCTCTGTGCTCTCCGACGAGGTCAGGGCGATCGGGAAGCGTGCGCGCTGGGCCGAGACCGTGTTATAGTCATTGTCGCGCCCGGTATCGATAAATCCGAGGGAGCGTATCGCGGGCAGCGTCAGCGGATCGATCTCCGAGAACTTGATCGTGTCCTCGACGATGTCATCTCGGGTCAGCCTGATCGGCGTGACGGTCGAAACGCTCTCGAACACGCGCAGCTTGTCGCTCGGAACGATGTTCCAGTTTCGTCCGACGGTCTTTTGCAGATTCTGCAGGTACTGGATGAACGTCGTCTGCTGCGCGACAATCCAGAACGCATCATGGCCGCTGACCGCGAATTCGTACTCGTCCGGGCTGAACCGCGCATATTGCGCGAGCTTGGCGAGGCCATCGTTGCGCGTCAGGTAATCCGACTCATGGATATAGAGCGAGACGAAGGGGATCTCATTTGCGAAGACGTTGAGCGGGATCTTCTTCAGTTCGACGCAAATGTGCGAGCGGTACGGCACGGCATGCGCGCCGTAGCGGGCAATGCTGCTGGCGAACGGCGTCTGCTCCTCGGTGCCGGAGAGAAAATTGATCTCCATGCTAGCGAACGCATCGCCGATAAAGCCATCGGCCAGCGTCCACGACTTGGTGCCATTCAGGCTGAGATAGGGGAACGTGCGCGCAGCCCCCGGCGTTGCCGCAAGCGCTGGCGACACGATCATGTCGCAATAGCCGTTGCCATCGTCCCCGGTATAGAGGAACGGCCCCTCAATATCCCGGCACCCCATCAGGGCCTGACCGCCGACGAAGATCGGGATTTCCTTGCCGATCAGCTGCGCGGCGAATTGATTGTCGGTCTGCGTTCCGGTCGATGTCGTCTTGGCAGCATCGGACAGCGTCGACGCAGGAATGAACGTCCCCGATTGCGTCGGAATCTGCCCCTGCGCCGCAAATAGCGACTGAATATATTCAGCGGTTAACGCCATCAGTCGGAGCCCGCCAAGAATTCGACCGCGGCTGCGACATAACTGCCACCACCGCCTGGATCGCCGCCGTCATCACCGCCGCCCGGATCACCGCTTCCGGTATCAACCGTCGTTCCGGGAATGAAGGTCGACGTCGCAACCTTGGAGCCGGTCAGGTGCGGGAATCCGCGATAGTTGTTGGCGTTGTCGTATTTCGCCACCGACATATCGAGCGTCTGGTCGTAGTCCGGAGCAATCTCGCCCCAATCGCCGACCGCGAGCAGATTTCCGAACGGCACCACAATCTCGATCTGGCTGGTGCCGTCCCAGGCATCGATGTCGGATGCCCTGCCCGTGCAGTAGCCCGTGCGCATCACTAATAGGCCCGGCGCGAACCACGTCTCATCGCCAGCCGCACGCGGCTCGGTCACGCTGATGGTGATATGCCGGGAATCGATGATCGAGGCGACCTGGAATGCCCGCGCATAGGCATTGCGCACCGTGAAGGTCACGCCGCCGTCGGTGACGGTACCATCCACTGTATCGCTCGGCGAGGACGGCGCCGATGAGCCAGTCGGACCGGCCGACGCCGTGACTTCCCAATAGACATTGTGGTAATCGCCCGGATTGCCGGAAGACCCATAGCGAAACCGGCGTCGATCGCGGACAGCAAGCGACACGCTCCGCTTGACATCGGACAGATCCTCCGTCGTCACATCGACGGTCGGGAACGTCGGGATCTTCGAGCGACGCGGGTCGCCGAAATCGACATTGTCCTCGACAGTATAGGTGCGCACGAACACGTCGCGCTGCAGCGCGAACTTGTTGAGGATCTCGAACTGCGCGTTGCCATCGAGATCGAACGGCACATCGCCCTTCAAGAGCCCGGAGAACTCGTAATCCCTGGTCGTCGGATTCTTGGCGTTGGTGACCTCAAGCAGAACCTCGGCCCGCTCAAATCTCCGATTGTGAATATCCCGCTTGTTGATAGTCCCATTCGGCCGTGTAGCCACCTTGAACGACCCGGTCGGGTAATCACCGGAGTTGGTTTCCGTGTTATCGCCAATTTCAAGGCCAGCTGACGGAGACCATGTCATACCGTCAATCGTCAGCGATCTGGTGTAATCTGTAATCCTAACGACTGCCCCATCTACTGGCGTAATTGTAAGTAGATGTGCCGGCCGAGCACCTACGAAGTCGAACGAGTATGTGCGCATTTCAGATCAGAAAATCTCTTCAATTTGCGCAGAGCGGACCTGGAACACCTCCCTTGTCATCCAGGTCGTGCTGATTGTCTTAGACGTGAATTTTGCCGGCCACGCATATTGGAAATCCGCAGTCGGAATGACGCCTACGCCGGGCGCAGTGGTGAAAGTGAGGACACCAGTGGTAAGGTTGACGGCGGAGACCGGAACGCTGACTCCATCGTTGTAAGCAGTCAGGCTGGTGCTGAAGGAGTTGCCCTCGATGTCTGTCTGTGAGCCATACAGCGGATAGTTCACATCCATAGTGACAGAACTCGCGCTCGTGGAGTCAATGATTTGAAGCTGAAACGTAGTAGTTGAACCATCACCGACATTCAGACCAGTGACAGTATTGCGCAGTAACTGCCCGGTTGCGATTCGCTCATCATCAACAGGTGATACAAATAGAAACCCACGAGATGTTCTATTGACCTTGAACAGTCTTTTGATCGTGAGCGAATGTGGCCCCCAACTCAGAGTCCATGACTGCTTGGCGCGGTCCCATCGCTCGTTAACGCTAACGAGACCATTGTCTGCCGAAACAACAGCGTCATTAGCCTCCAACGTGCTAACCGCATTGGTCAGCACATCGATCACTCTACCGTCAAGATAGACTTGGTCTATGGTGATCGCAGATTCAGCCATTTTTAGCCGCTCGCCGCTACTATCTGGCCAAATCCCTGAGCCAATTGCCTGCGAACGCGGCGATCGCTGCTAGTCTTTGTGTCGTTGAACACGAAATTGTTGGTAACGGTTTGAGATGACTGCCTACTGTCGTTCTCAGCCTGTTGTGAAGGAGTTTCGATGCGGATGCGCTCTCCGCCATTCACCATGGCCTTGAATGGCACTTGGTCGCCGACCGTCGGTCCCTGCGCAACGACATCCAAGCCGCTCGCAGCGTGGAAATATCCGATCTGCGGCAAAGCACCGTGGCCCTGCGAATAGAGCGGATTAAGCGTCGCCGCAGTCGCTGCAGTGTTGGCGTCTGTCGCATTCTTCAGCTGGTCGATCGACTGCTGCAGGCTGACAATCTTCTGATCGCGCGAGATGGTCTCGGGAAGTGCTTGCAGCCAGTCCATCTCAGCCTTCAGATTGGCGACCTGCTCGTCCTTATTGTTGGTTTTGGCGTTCTGCAGTTGAACGAGCGTGTCCATCTGCGAGATCTTGTCGTCAATGGTGGACCGCTGCGGACCAAGGATCGCATTCAGGTCATAGCCCTTCCGGGCCAGTGAGGCGGCCATGACCGGCTCGGCGCCGTAGGTATTCGGAGCATTCTTCACGGCCTTGATAGCCGCCACCAGATCGCCGCCTGAATAGGCGGTGTCCACCAGCCCAGAAATTCCGAGGTTTTCCTGCTTGGCCAGGGTACGGAGAAATTGATCGAGGCGCGGATCGCCACCCACTGACGTGTATTGCTTGCCATCTGTGTTGAAATAAGATGGACGACCACCCGTCGATGGTGAGCCCCCTCCAGTTCCGTTATTGATGCCTACAAGATTCCCGGCGGAATCGTAGACGGCACCGGAGATTTTGGAGTTTAGATCTTGGACCGCCGCCTGTTCCAAAGACGCCGCAGCCTTAGCGGCCTGGATCAGATTGGCCTCGAGGGTGTTTGCCGAGATGGCGGCGGCCTGCGTTGCTGTCGCCCCCTGATCGATCGCGTTCCGATAGGCGATGGCAGCCTTGACGGAAGCCTCCATGTTAGTTCCAGCGGCCTTTGCTAGATCGACCTGGTCTTGAGAGGCTTGGACTGCGCGCTGGTTCATTTTCCAGATCTGATCTTCACGGTCCGCTTCCTGTTGAGCTTGCTTTAGCTTCTGTACCGATTCCTGTTGCGATACCTGAGCAGCCTGGGCCTCATACTGAGCTTGCACCGCTATCGCCTGGTTCAACGCCTCCTGCTGGCTACCTGTATCGCGCAACACGTTGTTGTAGGCTTGGCGCGCAGCGACCGCGCCTTCGATCAGCGATTTCTCTTCTCCCTGAAGGCCAAGGCCCGCATTCATGATCGCTATCGAGTCATTGAGCGCCTGCGTCTTGGCCTGCGCCTGAGCCACCGCCTCAGCTCGAGCATTGGTCTCCTGTTGCGCAGCAAGAGCCGTTGCGTCGGCCAAAGGCTTGCTCTGCGCCATCAGGTCATTCACGGTGGCAACATACTGTGCCTGCCGCTGCGCCTCGCCACCAATCGCCTGAATTACAGGGAGCTGACTTTGCAGCTTATCAAGCTGCAGAGCGGTCTGCTGCGTTAGCTCTGGATATGCACCTGCTGTTTGAGCGACATATTGCTGGTAACGTTGCTGCTCTGCAGACGTCTGCTGAAGCACCAGGCGAAGATTCTGCGCCTTGCCGAGCATGGCCTCGATCTCGCCAGTGGGGAGACCGGCGGAGATCTTAAGATCGCGCGCTCTGGTTAGGTCATTGATTTGCTGTTCGAGCTGCTTGATCTTATCAATAGACGGGTCCAAAGAGCTGGCCGCAGCCTTGGCATTGCGCGCCACCTCATCCATATCGCCGGCTAGCTTTGCGGCGCTTCCATTTGCGATTTCTTGGTTAAGCCTTGCGACCGTATCCTTAAGCTCTTGGATTTTCTGCTTCGCGGCCTCTGCACCTCCGGCCAGGCGATCGTAATTCTCCTCTGGAATGGACTGCAGATTGGAGAGTTGATCCTGAGCTGAACTCAGTTGCTGCTGCTTTGTCAAACCAGCGGTCGCAATTGGACCACCTGATGCCTGCCTGACGGACTGGAAGCCCTTAACAAGGTCACCGCCCAACAGGTATGCGCCGCTTTTGACCTCATTCCAAAGCTTCGTGAAGGACGCTCCATAGCCTTCATTTGCCTTGGCGGCGTCTTCAGTCGCGCGGATTGTTTCTCTCAGGAGAATTGCCTGCGCCTGCAGTGAGTCTCGGCTCTGTTGAGCCTTCTCAATCATATCCTCTGTGGCAACGCTGAACCCACCGATCTTCGCGCGCAGGTCTTCAGCGCCCTTGGCTGGATCGGCAAGGGCCTGCGCCATCATCTTGGCCGCATCTGAAACGTCGATACCAAGAGCCTTGGCGAGCTGCGTGCTGGCTTGCACAGCAGGAGCAAGCGACTGAGGCGCAATCTTCCCGGTTGCCGCAAAGCTAGTAGCGATATCTGTCGCAGCCCCGGCCGAGAGATCGGCCGATCGCGACATTTGGAGACCGACCGCGTTAATATCTGCTACCGTCGCCCCAGACAGCGCGCCAAGCCCGGTGAGTGATCTAGCAATCTTCGATTGGCTCGATTCCCATGCTGTAGCTGCAGCGATCCCGCCTGCGGCGAACGCAGCAACTGCGCCAACTGTTGCACTTACGGGCGTAACAAAGCGCAAGAGAGAAGCAGCGGCACCGTCGACTTTTCCGACTACTTGGCTGAATGCGCCGGTAACGCCACCGTCCCCGCTCGCCGCGTAGCTTAGATGTCCCATCTGAGCGGTGGCAGCCTGGGTGATTGGAACGCCAAGAGCGAGCTGCTCTCCAAAACTGCGGAGCGCGTGGAAAGCGGCCTGGCCTTGCGTAGAAAATCCGCCGTGGGCATCAGCCAACTTACGGGTTGCGGCAGTCGCGGCCCCTGTTACGGAGTTTACATCGGCGATCCCTTTCCGCATGGCATCAAAAGTAACAACGTTCTTTGCCAGCGCAGCATTAATGGACGCGCCCATCTGAGCAACAGTGCTTGCGCCATCCTTCGCGGTCGAATTGGTCGCAGCAATCGCCTTCGACATATCGCCGAAGACACTGGCTGATGCCTTGGTTTTTGCACCAAGGCTGTCAGCCGCATTCCCAGCCTCCTTTGCGGCGCCGGAAAAGTCCTTGAGGTCTTGCGTGCCTGTTTTGACCGTCCCGGAATCGACAGCGAGACCAAGGCGCGCGACGTCGTCAGCCATTTCTAGCGCTCTCCTTGAGTTGCAAGAGGGATTGGATCAGGCTCGGACGCTTGACTTGCGTCATTCTCGGCCCGGTATCGCCGCTCTCCCAGTTGAGCATGCGAAGTCGGCCTACGTAGCAATTGACGATGTACTGCATCGAGGCGGCGTCGGTCTGTTCCTCGGTCCAGCCGAGCCAACCGCCGCCAATCTCTTCAAGCCACGCGAAGTAATCCGCGTGGCTTACGCTTCCCCCGTTTCTTTCTCTCCGGAGGACATATCTGCCGGCCGACCGCCATTTGCGAGATAGCCGACATAGGTGACAAGGTCGGCAACGAGATTGGGAAGGCCTGTCTTGTAGACGTCTTCCTCAACCTCCATCGGCTTTTTGTTCAGCCCGGCGGACACAACCGTCACGAAATAGCTCATGTCGTATGCCATGAGCTTTTCCATCACGTTGGTATACCCGCCGGCAGCGCTGACCCGCTTCGCTGCGCCCAAGGATGAGCGCAGCGTCACGGTCTTGTCGCCTAGGGTGATTTCGACTTCACCAACACCCATACTTAGGTGCCCAGCGTGATGGTGATGGTCGCGGGACGGATAGACAGCGAGGTCTTGACGGTGCGCAGCGCCGAGACACCGCCGTAGGAAGGACCGAAGCCGAACACCTCACCCTGCCAGATCGCAGTGCCGGGCGACGTCGCGCCGCCGTCAGCTTCCAGGATCTTGAACGGATACAGCGTGCCGCGCGTAGCCGCAGAGGCAGCCTTCAGGGCGATCTGACCGACGTCAGAGTCATTCCGGTTCATCACGATATCGATGTTCGGGAATTTGCGCTGGCCCTTGAGCTGGTAGGTATCACCCGAGCCGAGCGATTCCACAGCGATCTGGTCGAACTGCTGGGCAATGTCGCCGAGGTTCGAGATATCGCCGATTTCAATCCACTGATCCGGCGAAGTCGGGGGCGATCCCGCAGGGCCGATGTAAACCTTGGTACCGGAAACGGGTCCGACGCCAGCAGCCATTTCAATTCTCCATTGTCAGAAGTTGCCGGAATCCGGCGGTTTAACGGCGTGTCACGCCGGATTGGGTGCGAAGCAGACGAACGGGATCATCACCGGGATGCACCACCAGGTGTCGTCCTTCATTCCCGGAGCGCGGTAAGGCTGCTTCCAGACCTTCGCTGAAAAGCCGTCCTTGGTAACGACTGTCTCAAACTTGAAATAGGCCAGCAGCGCCGAGGCGATGCGTCCACCAACCAGCTCGCCACCGTTCAGCCCTGTGTAAACGCTGACCTGAAACAGCCCATAAAGCTGGTTGGTCGAGTTGGAACTTATTCCTAGACCGTTGGTAGGCGCCGGATGAAACGAAGCCTGCAGATATTTGGCAGCCGGCGTGGCAACCGGCGGGGTAAAGGCCACGTTTGGCAATCCGATCGTCAGGGATTGCGCTGTTGCGAAGGCCTGCGCCCGTGTTAACAATGCGCTTTCAATCGCGACTTCTACCGGGTCGGCCATTTGTCAGATTCAAAACCCTTGAGCGATGAGGCGGCCGACGACCGGCTTAAAGCGGCCCGTGCAGCCCTTGGCGAGGCGCCGGGTGAGTCAACAGCGGGTGACACTGCTCTGACAGCGGCCAGAAACGCGCTCACCCTGATCTCTCTGGCGCTGATTAAGGCTGGGATGAAGCGAGAGACTTAGCCCGCTCGACATTCCTGGCCACGACAGTTGGCCACTGCTCGGCGCTTAGCGACACCCATGGCCGAGGCGGCATTTTCGTGGTGCCATAATGAACGAAAACTGCGTAGTTGGCGGTCCACCCGACATAGATGGTCTCGCCCAGTTGGGCCGTCGCAATGACGGCGACGATCTGGCCGAAATTGTCGGAATAGCTTTGTCCCTCCTTCGGAGCTGCCCCACGGTTGATAGGGGGCATTTCATCCTTGGAGGCCCTGACGCTGGCCCGCAGGAAGCCCGTCTGAACCTTGACCAGATCGCCGCTCAGATAGCCCTGCGCGATGCTCGAGACGTCTTGGGCGGATTGACGGAAGACGGCCGTCAACCGCGCTTCACTTTCCTTGCACCATGCATCGACCTGAGCCGCGAAATCGACTCCCGAAACAGCCATTCACTTAATCCCGGACAGGAAGTCCACGGAAGGCTCCAACCAGCATCTGCATCCAATGCGATTTGCCGCCGTCGCGCTGGGATCGCCCGGAAACCTGATCGGTCCAAGCATCGATTGAAACACGCCTCCGCGTTTGACGCTCTGGCCGTCCAGTCCCTGATGCGCTTCCCTGACCTTATCGTCATGAGCCGAACGCCAAGTCATCGTAATGGCGTCGGCTTTGAGATCGCCCGACTGGATAGCTTGATCCAGTGCATCGCTCTGCGCCTGATGCAGTGCGGTGATGGTCTCTGATCTTGCGATCGTATCGGCCCGCAGTTTCAGCGCCCTATTTTTGTAGGCAGACAGCATCTTGGCCTTGAGATCAGCGCTAAGCGGCTCCCCACCGTTCGCCGCCTTCATCACGGCCCGATCAAACCGCTTATCCCTGAGCGCTCTGGACAGGCTGGCTGCCGGATCGTTGTCCAGCTCGTCCATGTAGTTCCGGACCCACTGCTCCTGCGTTTGGGTCAGGCCGATGACGCCGCCTTCCCGTTTGCCTGTGGTCTTGTTGACGCGGCCGACCAGATCCAGCGCCGTGGTCCGCGGATTAATCCCACGCTCCATTCCTTCGCGGAGGAATTCGCGGGCCATGTTGCGCTGGTCGTCCACGATCTCGCGGACCATGGTCGATGAATACTGCTTCAGCCATTGCTCGGCCGCAGGGTTGCGAACCGAGAACTGAAACCGGACCCGAAACCCATCCGCGTCGTGCATGACAGGCAGGGAGTTCGCAGTTGCCGTCCCGCCGGCCTCATAAGCGGCCTCAAACGTCTTGTCGAAGACTCTCCACTGGTTCGGATCGAGGCCAACTGCCCTGAGCGCACCATCCACGTCGCCGCGGTCCAACATCCGCGCGATCTGATCAAACTGCGCCGCGTTGCGGACGTTATAAACCGCATCGATGAAAGCGGCCCGAAGGCGCGGCTCCCACGAGTTGATAAGCTGTTCGAAGTTGTTGGCGGCCAAATCAAAGCCTGCCCTGGATCTCCCAGACCGCAGTGGCCGGGTCGGTATCCACTTTTATGGTGGTAAAGGTGATGCCGGAAATGGTGATCCTGGAATTGACGACCGGCTGTACAGACAGGCTATTGGCCAATATCAGCACCTTGCGATCACCGTCCTGCACCAGTTCGTTCTTGCTGTAGTAGTCGGAATAAGTTTCAACGATTGCCTTGCAAGGATACGACGTCGGCGTTGGTGCCGGCGGATCGCCGGGGTCGGTGATCGTTCCCTGCACATCCACGGTATAGGTCGCGTCCAGAAACAGCGCCTTCATGCCCCTGAAGATTTGAGCGGCTAGAGCGCCGGAGAGCGGCGATGCCATCAGCCGCGGCCCGCCGAGATAACGAGACCGCCGCCGTTGCCGCCCGTCAGCAAGCCGGACAACAGATTGCCGATGGTGGTGAACGTAGTCTGGTTCTGCGCATTGGCGCCGTATTCGATCTCGACCGAGCCTGCCTTGAGGCGCCGAATGCCGCCGCCGCGCTCCAGATCCGGCATCATCGAGCCGGGATCGGCCAGTTCGCGAACGGCTGCCTCACACGTTGCCTGCACGATCTCGACCGGTATTTCATCGCTCGCGATGATCTCGCCGGCATTGTCGAAGGCATTGGCGCGCGGCCACTCCATCGCCTGCGCTCGGCCATTCCGCTTGTATCCGGGGAAGCGATCACGATAGATCGCATCAATCGCGGCGCTGGCGCGGATGATGGCCTGCTCGCCAATGGTTGTCGGGGATGCGCCAAACGTCAGCCCGCGATCCGAGCAATAGGCAGCGCAGTCATCGACACTCACGTAGGCATTGCTATCCGCAAGACCGCTGCCGTCCTCGACCACAATCATTGCAGCGATCCATTGACCGTGTTGCAGACAAACTTGGGTTGCTCGGCAGGCCGCAAGTCGTTCAGCGTCATGAATTCGATGCGCTTGACCTTGCCGTCCGGATAGTACTCATAGGCCTTGATGAGAGCGCACTTGTGCTCATGCGTCAGCCCGCAGAAGAAGCAGTTATTCACGCTGCATCCTTTCTGGGCCGACCCGGTTTGCGCTTCGGCATTGCCTCCTCTGGCACCTCATGGCCGATAACGTGGTTCGGATAAGCCGCCTCGATCCTGTCGCGCGGCCATTTCGCCACATCAGGCATAATCAGCACGCCATCGCACTGCTCAATCACGCCATCGAACGTCGCAGCATCTCGCAATTGCGCCGTCGTCTCATCGTTCCGCAACGTCTTGGCGGCAGCCTTCCCGGCATTGCCATCCGTGCAGAACACCAAAATTAGCCGCTTCATGAATCCCTCATGAAAGGAGGGCGGAGAAAATCTCCGCCCTCAAGTTCTCGAATCCCGGATGGGATCAGAGCGTCATCAAGCAGACGCCGGCACGATCCTTGACCGAGGACAGGTTGGTGTCCCAGTTGGTGCCGAGCCCAACCGCAGTGGCATTCGGGTTCGCGCCGCCGTTGGTGACGTCGTATTTGAAGCCCTTGACGCCGAGGTTGTACGCATACTCACCCTGGAAGCGGACCACGAGGTTTTCCAGGCCGGTAACGTCCTGAACCACGATGTCCTGCTCTTCCGAATTCTCGACTTCCACGGCGCCGTCGACCAGACCGAGCGTGAAGTAGTTGTTCACGTCGGGCGAGTTGATCTGGGTCACCAGCGAGGCCGAGTCGGTGATCAGAACCGGCCGGTTCAGGGTCACCGGGGTGCCGGTCGCAACCGCGAAGTTCGACACATTGGTGATGTTGGCGTTGATCTGGCTGCCGACCAGGTCGTAGTACGGCTTGGAGTGCATGACCCAGATCTTCACGCGATCGGCACGGTCGCCCATCTTCGCCAGCGAAGTAACCAGCGAGTTGGTGGAGATCGAACCGAGCGAGGCTTCCGTGTTATAGGAAGCGGTCTGCTGCTTCAGCGCCGCGCGAACGGCCAGAAGAGCAGTATCGCACATCTCGATCTGCATGGCGTTAGCCGCCTGCTCAGCGAGGATGTCCGAGAACTCGGTTGCCGAGAAGTTGCTGAAGATCTTGCGGAACGCATCGCGGGTCTGAGCAACCGGGATCAGCTTGCGGTTCAGCTTGACCTTGATGTGCTCGTCCTGGGTCAGCGCGGTATCCGTCTGCGACGTGACCACGGTCGTGTCGCGACGGGTAGCGAAGCCCGAGACGTTGGAGAACAGCGAGGTGTAGTCGTAGTCGCCCTTGCGGGACTGCGTGGTCAGACGCAGCGCGCCCTGCGAGGCGCCGTTGAACACATCGCCATTCTGCGCCAGCAGCTCGTTGATGCGGCCGTTGACGTACTCGTTGTAGACATTGAAGTTGGAAGCAAGTCCGGTAGACATTTGAGAGTTTCCCCTTTCTGGGATTTGGCAGAGTGAAAGGGGACGACCGAATTACTTGCGCGGCAGGGCGTTGTATGCAGCCAGACCGTGCTCATCAATGAACGCCGCGCGCTTTTTGCGCGATCCAGCGTCCTTGCCTTGGAGGTCGTCCCAGGTGGTGCGACCAACAGGAGTCCCCCTGTCGCCGCTGTTCGGCCGCATCCCGCTGCCGGATTGTCCCGAGCCATCGAAGGCCCGGCCAAAGATTTCGTTTGCCTTCATCTCTTCAACGAGATCAGCAATCGAAAGAGGCTCGCCCTTGCCGTTGACACGCTGCGTCCCGCTTGCGTCAACCACAACGACATTGAATTCATCGTCCACTTTGGTGAACCGCTGGACGTGCGGCAGAAGCAGATCAGGAACGCCCTTGGCCGCCGCGATTGCGGAAACAGCCGTCTTGTCGACCAACTCCTTTTCCAGCCGCTTGCGCATCTGGCCGATGGTTTCATCCTTGGCCTTCAGGTCCGCTGCGTGCTTGTCATTCATCTGGGCGCGGAGCTTGTCCCATTCGCCCTTTCGTTCGGCCTCGCTCAACTCGCGGGCCTCGGCGGCCTCGATCAGAGCAGCGATTTCATCGGGCGACTTGCCGGATTTTTCCCAGCCCTTGACCTTCTTCTCGAGATCGGAGGCGCGCTTGCGCTCGTTCTGCAGCGCAGATTTCAGGCCGGATGTATCTTCGATACCATCGACCTTGAGCTTGAACTTGTCGCCGTCCTGTTCGTAGAGCGCGCGGAAAGGTTCATCGACAGCCTCGAGGCTGTCCACGTTCAGCTTGAGCATTATCCAATCCCTGGAGGTTGACCTATGGCCTCACGCCACGGTCGCTTGCCTGTCAGGCTGCGGCATCTCACCGTCCAGCCATGCCGGGTCAGGCATCCCGAGCAATTCTGCACTCCATCCGCTCATGGAGCGGACGCGCCCCGCGAAATGCGGGACCGATTTCTTGAACCCGATCGTGAAGCTATCGCGCTGCAGCCACGGTTTGCCGCGGGTGAAGTGCGAGGCGTCGGTATCCATCGGAACGCCGGCCAGAATGACGCGATCGTGGCCGTCTTCCAGCGCGACCTTGGCGGCATATCCGCCCGACGAAGCCGAAGAATCCATGCCGGGATAGCGATAGCTCACGCGGCGGGCGATATTGCCCTTCTTGCCGTGCATGCCGACCTCACCGGGAGGCGGCGCGATAATCTCGTAATCGGCGTGCAAGCCTTGTTCGGACCGCTGACGCTCATAATCGTCGGACCACTCAGGATGCAGGGTCACCCATTTGAAGTGCCGCGGTTCCGAAAAATAGACGCCCGCCAGCTTGACGCAGTAGATCGTATCGAAGCTGCAAATCTGTTTGGCCTGCCAGACTTCCAACCAGCAGTTTTTGGCACAGCCAATGACGAGTGCAGTCCTCACTTATCGTTCTCAAGCCCAAGGGCAGCCCGCAGATCGGCATTATCCGCCTTCATCTGCGCGACCTGATCCTCGCCCTGTTGCTTCAGGGCCTCCATGGCATCGAATTCGCCGTTCAGTTCATCGGCCAGCTTTGAGAAGTCGTCCTTCATCTTGGCCGCGCGCGCCTTCATGATGGCCGCGAATCCCTTGGCGCCCGTGTTGGCCATGGATGCTTCCTTTGGTTTGGCTATAACGTCAGCGATCACAGCCAGTGCAATATCGCGCTCTAGATTTGGTGCAATCGCCGGTTTTGGTGTCGAGAAGATCGACCGCAGCGGATGCGGCTTGAGTTGACGGTCGTCGGTCACGCGATCAGCTTCCACAAGGTTCCGTCGATCAACTCAGTCTCATTGAACTGGCTGTAGGCCAGCGAATTGAGCCATTGCTGCCGATCCGGATAGGCCGGCTTCTCTATCTGCGCAAAATCTGTTCGACCCACGAGCGCAGCAGCAGAATCAGGATGCACAAATACCGGGCAACCCAGAATGACACTCTCAACAGCAGCAATGCTGGCATGAGTAACAAGACAATGAGCGCCGTCGAGGTCAGACTGAAGCGGCCTCTTAGTCTCCTTGTCCCGGATGACGAGTTGTCTGTCCGTGACCCGCGCCAGTGCATCGATGGTGTCCGCTATCCAGGATTCACAGCGATGAAACCGGCAGTAAGTTCGCGTCGGCGCGGCGATTACGATGTGACGGCCGTTCTTGCGCCACGGCAGTACGTCCGTGCTCGTGGCCCTCCAGCGGTCGTCCGGAACGTCCCGGATTTGCTGAAGTTGAAAACCATTGCGGTGCCAGCGATACATTCCCCCGTCCGAGCCCCGTGGAAGCCACGTTGCAAAGACGCGCCGATTGTAACCGCGATCCCAATAGATCCACTGGCGGCCCGTTCTGCGCCATTCAGCGATAAGCGGCGTAGACTCGGGCTGGCAACCGATGATCGGTATGATGTCTGCGGGCAATTTGCCTAACAGAGCTGCGTCATGCGCTATAACGAACCCGCCGGCCTTCTGGATATGCCTCCCGATCCTTTCGAACAGATCGAGTTTAAAACGTTTGAGGCCCGCCGGAATGAACAGGCAGACTTTAGCCGGATCTACCGCCAATTGTCCTTCACCCAACCAAGATGCTCGAACTTGCTCGGATCGCGCCAGCCGAAGAAAGCAACCAGCTTGGCGCCAACCGGCAGATTGGTTGTTCCCGGAGGCCAGCCTGGCTTTTGGAAACCAAACACTCCCGCCTCTGGTCCCCATGCTCCAGCGTTGGGCATCTTCGCGAACGTCCACGCCTGATCGTCGGGAAATTCATAATACGGCGCCGTAGGCGCAACATCTAAGCTGAAGTCTGACCAGACATCAGGTCGATAGCCTGCGCGCAACATCCACGCTGATCCATTGTGCCTACACGGATTAACCGCATTGACACCCTGCAAGATAGTGAAGCCGTCCGTTCGATTGAACAGCTCGTCCAGCTCGCCAGTGACAACCATGTCAATATCGAGATTGACGATACGGTCTCCCGGCTTAATACCAAGCGTGGCTTGAAACTCAGGATCGAACAGACGGAGCCGGGCGAAGCAGCCCTTAACCTGGGTGAGCCTGTAATCCTCGACCTTGATAGGCCATTGCTCGATGCCAGCGCCTAGATTGCGCTCGCGATCAGTGAAGCATATGAACCGATGCGCTTCAGTCAGATTGCGATGAACGGAGCCCGCAAGCTTCCGCACATAGCTATCGTCGTATTTCTCTCCCCAGAGCCACGCACAAACGTGGAGCACTTAAGCCGCAGTATAGCAGTACAGAGTAACGTCCGCGGGGCCGCCAGAACCGCTTGCCCAGAACGGCTTTACGTAACGAGCCCGATCCGAAATATGCGACGGAAAGCCATTGATTGCAGAGCCCAGAGCGCCGAAAGACGCGCCATCATTGGAATACAGCAATTGCATCGTAGCCGCACCGGGCGCCATCTGCGCGACCCAATTCTGAAACTGCGCAACCTCAACCGCCGCGCCATCGTCGCCGGGCATCATGCCAGACCACGTCACTGTAACGCTGGTTGGATTGATATACGAGATTGTGGGATTGATGGTTGCCACTTCATTCTCTCCAAAGTACGCCAATGCCGTTGTGTCCGACATCAAGCTTGCATTCCTGATGACGGAAGTCCCCCTTGATCGATTCCCAGAACTGAGGAACCTCGATCCCCTTCGGTCTTTCCGGTTTTGCGACGTATCCGATGTCATGGAATGCTACAATGCGCCCCAAGGGGCCGTAGTTCAGCCAATCCTTGGTGACGTAGGGTAGCGTATGGTCGGCGTCGATGAAGACCGCATCATAAGGTCCAAGTGCCGTGGCGCGCTCAACCGCATCTGGCGAGGTGCTGTCCAATGGGATCAGCCAAGCATCATATCCAGAGCCGTTCAGCTTATTAATGCAATCCTGAAGACTGGGTCCGTTGACATTACGGTCGAGCGAGACGACGCGCGAACCCTTGGGCAACGCCCGCGCCACTCGATCAAGAGATCCCCCGAACTTAGAACCTATTTCGAGATAGGATCGGACGCCCTCAGTCGCGAGAAGATCGACGAACCAAGCTATTTCTTCCTCGCGCTGATACTTTCTAGCCATTCACTGCCGCTCCCAGATCGCAGTCAGTCCCAACGTCTTGGACAGATACGAGGTGTGAACGCGCTTGAGCCCGGCCAAATCGCGGTCCAGTGCCGCCATCTCTTCCTCAGCTTCCGGCATCTCGCCGTTGCCGCGCCATGCGAACCACTTGTCCGTCCTGCCAGCCAGATTCCGCATCAGGTCCGACAATTGCCCCGCCGGCATCACCCGCTTGATCTTGTGATAGGTCGCGATCATCAGCACGATGTCATAGCGCTCGCCTGGGAACGGGATCGCCTGCGTCAGATCGACCACCTCAAAGCGGCTTTCAACGGCCCGCAGATCGGCGAACAGGCCCTTGGCTGTCCAGATGCAGTCTGGGTCGATATCGCAACCGTGGACGACCGTAGCGCCGTTATTGGCCATCTCAAAGCCGACCAATCCGCGATTGCAGCCGAGGTCTAGGAGCTTCTGTCCCTTGGCGCGCAGAACCAGATCGGTCAGACCATCGAGGCGGATGTCGTGGTAGCCAGCGACGCGGCGCTGCATGAACTTTTCGTCGGAACGGTTCAATCTCGCCCCTTGAAGTAGACGGGGTCTTTTTGCCCCACGATATCCATCCTGATTCCGTCATCGGGTCGATTGGTCAGCTCGCGGATTTCGATCTCACCGTCGACCTCTGCGATCATTTTGAGTGTGACAATGGCTAGTGTATTGCCGCCCTTTGCCTGGTAAGAGATCTCAGTTACGTCGATTTCCTTGCCGTCAAGCCAGACTCTGCCTTGACTGGCCTCATTGATCTGAAACTTAATCTTGTGGCTCACGCCGTCACCTTCTCCAAATACGCCCTAGCCGCGCCCATCACTTCCGGCACCTCGATCGTTTCCATCGCCGCCTTGCAGTGAGCGCATGCATGCAGCGAGCCGCAGGCTGTCGCCCCGCCAGTCAGGTTTGTGTGCGTGTCGTATCCCGTAATGCGCGGCGGGATAAACCCACCGAACAGCACCACGGCAGGAATGCCGACCGCAGCCGAGGCGTGATGCAACCCGCCCTCCGGCCCGATATAGAGCGCAGCCCTTGCCAGCGCAGCGACCGCATGCCGGAAGCTAGGCGTCTTGATCTGCCTCACGCCGGGGATGACATGCCCCGACTTGAACACGAATTGGACAACGTCGTAGCCGGACTTCAGCAGTAGCTTGGCGACCTTGTCGTAACGGCGCGTCGGCCATTGCTTATTCGGCGAGACGGTCTTGAACTCAGGCACGTTCGGCTCAATGACGATGAAGCCGGAGCCTTGTTTCGCGGCCCATGCTTTCTCATCGTCGGTCAGGTAGATTTCGCCGGGCCGCACTTTGAACTCGCGATACCAGATCCAGCGGCCATCGCCCTGCCGATTGTAGATGCGATTGCCGCGGTAGAACGGTATCCACTCAATGTCCGGATCATTCTCAGAACCGGGCGGAGCAATGTTCGGATTGCCCCGGAATACCTGTTCTGAGTGGTGGTCCCAGATGATCTTCTTGCCGTCCCCGAATGCTATGCGCTTGCCGCGGGCTTTGGCGCCTTTGGCGAGGCCGGTTCCGATCAGTTGGTCACCGAGGCCCATTTCAGAGGCTGGCGTATCTCTTGCGCGCCGCTTCGGCCATCTTCGCCTTCGTGGCTTCGCTGTGTTTCCTGCCAGTCATGGTAGCTATTTGCTTGGCGACCGATTCCGGCGAGCGCTTCAGGCCAATACGTTGCTTCGACATGATCTCGCGTGTCTTTTCAGAAACAACCTTGCCTGTATTAACTGCACTCCTAAGCGCCCTGCCTTCTGGGCTTCGGCTATGGGCCACCAAGGCATCAATGCAAATTTGCAACGATGCTCTCGGCACCTTCTTTCTGCCGTCACGCAGATTTTGCCTAGCCTCTGGAGATTCAAAGGCCGCGCTAACCGCTGCGCCAGTCTTCTCCCGCTCGCCGGCCCTCTGGTATCTAGCCTTAGCTGCGGCAGATTGCTTAGCCCGAGTGTCAGAGCGATGCTGATATGAACAAAGGCCGTCGCCGCCATCTGTGGCGTTAAGCAAATTGCATCCGACGAAACGAAAGTACGCGATCCAGAACTGCTCGGCTTCGGCCCATTCCGATTTGGGCACGCGCTCGATCTCGAAAATCTCAGGCTCGCGTCCACATGACAGAAGGCCGGCTATCCATTTGTGCCGAGGAATATAAGTTCTGCCGCGCCTCACATCTGAAATGTGAGCTTGGCGTCGGCGGCGAGTGGTGCCGCTGGTCTTGCCGATGTATCTAAGCTGCTGCGAAACGGGATCTAAAAGACCGTAAATAATAATGTCGCTCATGCAACCCAATGTAGCATTACACCACGCATCGCCGCAACTCTGCCCGCCACTCGTCCGCAAACGGCACATCGCGATAGTCGGCGAACCATGGGCCGCCTTCGGTGAAGTGAACGCACTTCGGATCGATCCGCGTCGAGCTGTGGCCGGGCACCCAATGCCAAGCCTGATGTAGTGAACCGATCTCACTATCCTTCAGCCATTTGAAGGCATGCAGATCGCGGCCCGGCGTCGAATTCACGTAGTCGAGCGTCAGCGCCTTGTTGGACGGATGGTCGCAGTTGAAGATGCAGACAGCCGACCAGAGCTTGCGGTTGTATCCAACCTGTACCTGCCCATCCATCTTGACCGCATTCTTCGGATGGTAGTCGTGCTTGACGACGTAGACCGCCTTATTGCGATCCAATGTCTCGAACAGCCGACAGACGTTATCACGAAACAGCACATCGCAGTCCGCGAACAGCGCCCAGCCAGTCTCGGCCAACATTGGCACCAGGAAACGCGAACACGCGAATTCTGTAGCCATTGGGGCGTCGCTGACGACATCCCACATGATGGGCTTGTCCGCCGCGCTATTCCGGTATTCGATCGGGCGGCTATAGAGCCCCCGGTCCTTCAGATCATCCAGCAGGAGTCCGTGAACCGGAAGTGGCCTCGTCAACCATCGTTCGCAGCTCGAACGCGCAACATCGAAAGCCGCGTGTTCTCTGGGATCGTACCCGATCCACACAGATTCGCGGCTTGCGAGGGGCACTCGTTAGGCCTTCGGCCCCATCTTCGGCGCCGACTTCGGAGCAACCTTGCGGGTCGCAGCCATCGGCTTGACCACGGCAGCCTTCTTCATTGCCGGGCCTTTGGTGTTCTTGCTCATCTTACCCATTTTCATGACAGACGATCCTTAGTTGAGTGGCTGTTGTGCCGGCGGCTTGCTGAGCAATTGCGGCCGAGTTGACGGCTGAACAGGCTCGCCAGTGACAGGGTCAATCGCCTGCTCGGCAGAGAGCGTGTTGTTGGCCTGTTCTTCTGCCAGTTGCTGCTCTTCGTCGTCCGGGCTGAAGTCGTCAGACAGCACGCCGCGGCGCTTGAACTCTTCCTGTACCGTGCGCTTGGACAGGATCGCCTGCGCCTCAGCCTTAATTAGCGCATCAAGTTCGGTCGATGCGGTCTGGTCAACCGAAAAATCGGTGTGAACATTCACCAAGGGCTCGTCTTTCTGCTTGAGCCAGAGCGCCGTGTATTTCCACGCCTGCTGAAGCGCGTCCTTCAGGCCAAGCGCCCATGCCTGAACGGCATTATGCGCCTTCATGGCGACATTGGCGGTGGTCACCACGGTCAGGTTGGCATCCGTCAGCGGCTGCATGCCAAGGTCTTTCATGGCCTTGCGCAGCGCCTCCAGATCGTCCTTTAGGAAGGTCAGCGAGGACGACGACGGCTCAATGAACGCCCATGCACCCGGCCGGCCATCGGTGTTCGGCGGCGCGAACAGCACGCGATGCGGCCCGATGGTGATCGCAGACCCATCCTGTGGCGGATTGACCCCGTTGCCCGTCAGCATCGGAAACGCCGTCAATTCCTTGATGGTCTTGAGATTGGATTCCTGCTGGAATTCCTCGATCTGCATGTATGCAAGATCGCGGAGCGGCGGATCAATCTTCCACGTCGTGCCATAACGGCGGCCGGTGCGAAACGGCACCAGCGGGATGAAGCCAACCGTGACATCGCCGCTGTCTACCACGGCCCATGTTTCGGTCGACGTCGTCTTGCCCTGCGCATCCACGTTCTGGGTGATCTGGCACTCCCAGACCTCCCAGGTCGGGGCGGCATATCCGATAATCAGCCCCTCATTGACGTCGGGCACCTCGCCATAGATCGGCTCGCGGTTAAAGATCCGCACCCGCTCGACAAGCTGCTCGACATAGTCGACGCGCTGAATCGTCGGCTCGTAGATCCGGGCATGAACGAAGATTTCATTGCCGTTCAGGAAGTCGGAATAGACCGCCAACATGCGCTCGGCCTGGATGCGAACCCAGTACGGCCGCGCCCCGATGCCAGCCTCATCTGCCAGCGTCGAGCCCTCGGGAACCTTGGTGTAATCGACCAGGATCCAGTCGATGCCCTTGTCCAGCCCGGACTTGAACACCTCGCCGGCAAACACATGCAGGTTATTGCCCTGCCCGTCGACGTTCTCGGCCAGCTTTTTGTACTGGTTCGGCGCCGCCCGATTACTTGCCCCAGATTACGTGGAACTTCGCCTGCAATCCGGGCCGCCAGTGGTGCGATTTCATCTCCTACAATCCGGAATTCCCGGAGCAAATGGCCCTGTTTACCAAGCGGGTGATGCGTGATGACGCGCGCATCGCGGAGACAGAGAAGATCGTGCGAGAATTCCTGGCTGAGTTGGACCATGAAGTCGCGACGTTGCGCTCGACCTATATCCGGAGCGCCGCATGACCCGTCTTTCCGTAACCATCCGTGGTGAGGATGACCGCAAGAGCGCGATCAGTGCAATCGTCAGCGCCCCGCTCAATACTCGCATCGATGTCAGTGAGGCCAAGCGCAGCCTGCCTCAGAACGATCTGATGTGGCAGCGCCTGACTGATCTATCCAACCAGGTCGATTGGTACGGTCATAAGTTGACGCCGACCGACTGGAAGGATGTCATGACGGCCGCGCTCCGCAAGAGCCGCGTCGTCCCGAACATGGAAGGCGACGGCTTCGTGCAGCTCGGTCTGCATACCTCCGATATGACGAAGGAGGAAATGACCGCCCTGCTCGACCTTATGGATGCCTTCGGCGCCGAGCGCGGTGTCAAATTCAGAGATCAACAAGATTCGGCTCAGCCTGCCACCCCATCTGAGCCGGATAACGCCAGCGACGGCGACGATGCCCCCATTCCCACCGTCGCTGGCACCACCTTGCATTGGTCTGCGCTCTCGGACGATTGGCGCGATGCGTACATCTCCGCGATGACGACCTCGACCACCAAGGCGATGTCGATCGCGACGCGGCATGAGACGGCGCTTCAGATGGTAGGCGGCAAACCGAACGAGCTTGAGCTTGACTGGATGCGCAAGGTGGCCCGCGTCGTCACCAAGCGCGACAAGGGTACCATGGCTCCTGACGACTACCAGGCTGAGATCGCACGGCTGCGCGACGCGCCGCTCGAGATGCCGGCGGAGGCCGCCTGATGCGCACCGAGTTCACCAAGCAGACCATGCGCGAGGCTTTGAAGCGCGCAACAGGACGGTGCGAGGGGCTGCTGGCCAGCGGCGAGCGCTGCAATGCCAACTTCAAGCACAAGCCATATCACTTCGACCACGTCATTCCAGACGCCATCGGCGGCGACAACAGCCTCCAGAATTGCGCCGTGCTGTGCGTGCCATGCCATCTCGACAAGACGGCAAAGCGAGACATTCCGATCATCGCGAAAGCAAAGCGTATCGCAGACAAGCACGCTGGCCTGAAGAAACCGCGCACGATCCGCGCCTGGCGCAAGTTCGATGGCACCACTGTCTATGCGGAGCGTAACCGATGATCTTCTCCGGTCCCTCCGCCTGCTGCGCGAGTGCAGATTACTCGGTGACGTGGATCATCATTGGCGGGGTGCTGTTGGTGCTCGCGGTGCTTTTCGCCGTCGATAGCCATACGCGCTGCCGCTGAGGATGCTGGGTAAGTCCTTCATCGATCTTATATTTTTGGAGAAATGACAGTGAATAGATCATCTTGGAAATTCACCTACACCGCCGACAAGTTGTTTGCTGCCGCCGATGCCAAGAAGGATTGGCACATGGAGCGCCTGAAGTGGTGGTCCGACAAGCGGAAGGAAGTCGAAGCTACGATCCGTTCCGAGGGCATCGAGATTGACGAGAGCGTGGCAGCCAACATCGGCTCTCTTAACTACTCCAATTCCGTCCATCGCGGCCCCTCCGTGAACATCCGCAACGATCTCGTTCGCGATCTCAGCGAATGCGTGTCCAAGACCCAAGAGCACGAAGCGAAGTGCCGTGAATACGACGCATGGATGCAGGTTCTTGGATCTCAGGGTCAGGCGTCTCTCGATCTGAACCAGGACGACTGGCTGTTCTTCTTCGGCAAGTAGGAGCGCTGAAGGCGCCGCAGAGCTGATGGATGAGAATTCGTTAAGACAGAAGGACTTACACATGGCTAAAGATATTTCACCGCAGGAATACCGCGAGCGCGTCCAAGCCTTCTTGCCGACCGTTGGCCTTAAGGCCGAGCTGTACACATCAGTCGAAACACAGGCATGGAAGAAGGAGCCTTATTCCGCGAGCCTGTACCCGCACGGCATCACAAATTCTCATCGGGGGTACCTTCATGTAGAAGGCCCCACATTGACCGACCTGTGGACCACGCTGCAGGCGAAGTGGGCTGAGCATCGCGATCGCCATCGGTTGGAGGTCACTCGCAAGATGGCCTTGGCCGTCATCCGGCTTACCACGGAGCTGGGCGAATGCACCGATGCGGCGCTGCGCGACGAGTTCGACCCGGCTGAGATCAATTCCTATGGCGAGGACGCCCGCGCCGAAGCCAATGCAATGGCTGGCCGCGGTCCGTTCTCTATCGCCATGAAGGGCGGCGCTAACGGCGCCCCGGATCTGGAAGTCGCATGACCCGCGCCGCCCAAATCCTCTTCGTGCTCCTAGCCATCTCAATCGGAATCCCGATTGGAGCAACGATCGTCGGCGCAACGGCTGAGCACTTCGCCGGCCAGGATGGTGACGAATGACCGCGATCGCCGTTCTCATCGCCTTCATCATTGGATTCGTCGCCGGGAGACTAGTCGGATGATTAAACAGCGCATCATGTACGTCTGCTCAGAATGCGCAGAAGGTTGCCCAGAGGCCTGCGGCCATTACGACCGCACAGAATTGCGGGTAATGCCAGATGGCGCGTGGCTTTGCGAAAGCTGCTTTGACAACAATGATGATAATGAATTCCTGAGTTGGGGACATCTTCCGGCACCGGAAGAGTATGGACGCATCCCAGCCTCTGCCCAAGATGCGCCAGATGCCGACATCGACAAGCTTCGCAGCGTGTTTGAGGCGGCCTATGGCCTTTGCCACGGCTACGACTGGAATAACGGCACGGCAGCGAAAGCCTGCGGCTACCGGCGCAAACTTCTAAGCGCGGTCAATGCAATTCGGCCTGTCCCTGATTTCGAGGGCAAGTACGCCTCACCGATGACGGAAGGTCACGGCGGATGGCAGTCGATCGATACGGCGCCACATGATGGCACCAACGTTCTGATCGCAGAAGATCAGAGATCGGCGCATGGAGAGGCGTATTACGACAGCGAAGAAGGTCGTTGGTACTGGGCGAATACCGGCCGCGGCGACTATCCCGATCCCCATGAGCCGTTTCCATCCCATTGGATGCCGCTGCCTGCCCCTCCCTCACATCCTTCAACACAATCATTGAGACAGGAGGGCTGACATGGCCGAGTTCACGTCAGCGCCCTGGTGCATCCCTCCCGGAAGCGAAACCTGCATCTGCGCGGGCGATGACGGGTCGAAGCCTGGCAAGATCCTGTTTGTGCTGCGCGGTCCTTCCGGTACGCGCGAAGTCTATTCGCATGAGCTTCTTTCGGAATATTCCACCTATATCGCCAAAGTCGTCAATTCACACGACGCGCTCGTGAAGGCGCTGGCAGCGATGATTAGTCAGTTCGGCTCACGCGAGCACAAGGACTGCGATTGTTCGGCTTGCGATATTGTCAGGGACGCCCGTGAGGCTCTTGCACTGACGCGCCAACAACTCGGGAGCCAGGAATGAGCCAGCTTCTCCCGTGTCCTTTCTGCGGTGATTTCCCAGCGATCAATATTCGGCAATCTGGCGCTGGATATTGGCTGGTAGATTGCAAAAACCCTCGCTGCGTTGTCATCGTCGAAACGCGCGCGAAAGAGCGAGAGGTTGCGCTTCAGCAGTGGAATACCCGCGTCGGCGCGCTGCCTCAGCATAACGGATCACAACGCAGGGGCGACGAAGCCCAATGAAGGTTTCAATCACCTTCCAGAGCCTTCCGGGCTGCCGAAAGACGATATGGGACGCCTTGGCCGAACGGCTTGGGCGCGAGCCGACCAATCACGAAGCATCGGAAGAAGTGAAGCGAATTCTGCGCGAGGCGCACGAAGAACTCGCCGGCGCCGGCAAGCTGCGCTACCAGAGAGGATTGCTGCCATGGGCATCATGACCCGTCTTGAAGGCGTTCCGGATGCTGACGACGCATTGCCCGGCATGGCCTACTTCGCCGGCACCGGCCCTTACGGCAAGACCTGCGGGGAATGCAAATTCCGCGGCCTGATCCGCGAGAGCAGCAAGGGCATCTGGAACGAGAACCTTCAGCAGATCGTCCATAAGAGCTATCGCACGACGCAGTGCGCGATGTTCAAAAAGCTCGCTGGATGTCACGGCAGCCCCGTCAAGAAAGACTACCGCGCCTGCAAATACTTTGACGAACGCGAGAAGAAACGCGCGCCGGGCTCCAGAGCACCTTCGGAGGGAGCGTGAGAGATGGACTTCCGGTATCTTCCTCTCAGTTTCATCGTGCCGTGGCCAGTCATGATCCTGATCGGCATCGGGTGCCTGAGCATCCTTGGCGCTATCGGTCTCGGAGTTTGGTGGCTCGTCTCGCACTTGCAGTGGATTTCATGACTATGATCGATATCGTAGAACGACTGCGATTTGATGCCGTGAGAAGCGAACTCCAGTTCTCAAAGGGCGTCGCGCAGAACAGCGAAGAAGCCGCCAACGAGATCGAACGCCTGCGTGCCGAGCTTGCTCGCTCCTCCGAGCGGATTGCGGTAGTCCAGGGCGATCTCGACCGCGAGAGCAAGGAGGCTGAGAGCTATCACGCCTTCTGGATTGAGGAGCGGAGCAAGCGGATTGCCGCTGAAGCTGCCGTAAAGGCCGAGCGCGAGCGCTGCGCGAAGATCGCAGAGCCGAAGGGGCCGCGTCCTTGCGACTGTGAGTATGGAGCCTGCTATTGCCGCAATGCAGGTGATGCGGCAGCCGTTGCCAGTTGGGATGCTGACATGGCAGTCGCGCGGGCTATTCGCGCCCCTGTCTCTTCACCTGTGACGGAGAAGACCGATGGCTGAGATCAGTTTTGATACGGATTTCCAGGAAGCCTCAGCAGCTATCGAGCCCTATGGTCTTATCTTTCGTGATCTGATCGTAAAGGCAGTTGCTAAGGAGCGTGAGCGGTGCGCCAAACTCGCCGAGCGCCATTCCGTTAAGACGGCTACATCTGAGTGGCTGAAGGGCTATCGAGACGCCAGCAATGATATCGCTGCACGCATCCGCGCCCCTGTGTCCGGAACGACGGAGGGCGGTCGTGGCTGAGAACAGCAAGATCGAATGGACAGTCCACACTTGGAATCCGTGGATTGGATGCACGCAAGTCTCGCCGGCCTGCGACGACTGCTACGCTATGGTCATGATGGACCACCGATACGGCAAGGTCCGATGGGGCGCAGGCGAGGATCGGCATCGCACTTCGGCCGCCAACTGGAAGCAGCCCCTGAAGTGGCAGCGCGCCGCGGCTGCGGCCGGCCGCATCGACACCGTCTTTTGCCTCTCGCTCGGCGACATCTGGGACAATGAGGTCGATGCCCTGTGGCGCGACCAGGCGATGGAAGTCATGGAGCAGACGCCCAATCTGCTCTACCTGCTCCTTTCAAAACGCATCGGCAACGCCATCAGGATGTGTGACCCGATGCGTGGTGGCCCGGCCCTGCCCGTCAATGCGGCACTCGGCGCCACGATGGTCAATCAGGAGGAATGGGACCGGGACATGCCAAAGCTGAAGGAGGCTGGTCGCATGCTCGGCGCTCGCTTCACCTTCGCAAGCGTCGAGCCAATGCTCGGCCGGATCTTCACCAGGAACAACCTGCCGGATTGGGTGATCGTCGGCGGCGAGAGCGGTCGGCAGCCGCGACACATGCACCCAGATTGGGCGCGCTATATGCGCGACGAATGCGCTGTCGCTGGCGTGCCGTTCTTCATGAAGCAAATGACCGGCAAGAAGCCGATCCCGGACGATCTGATGGTGCGGCAATTCCCGAACCACGCCTCTGTGGGAGGTGAGCCGAAGCCATGAGCCACGCCATCACCCTCATCGAGGCAGCAGACAGGCTTCGCAAATCAAAGCGCTGGCTGCTAGAATGGCTGCGCAAACATCCTGCGGACAGAGCCGGCGAACCCTATTTTACTCCCGTCGGACGCGATAAGATTTTCCATCCAGGCGACATTTCACGCATCGAATTGGCATTGCGGGAGAGTATCAAGTGCCGCTCAGTCTCAGGCCGCCGCGCGCCGGTAAGACGCCGAACTATGAGATCCGCGGAACGCACCTCGGATTCAGAGTGGAGACAAGCAGCGGAACTCCTAAACGATCCGTCGCTCTTAAACAGCTCAAACGGATCGAAGAGTGCATCGAAGATCACGGCCAGTGGCCGGCGCCCAAGTCTGAGCCTGATCCAGGGGAGCCGACATTCTTGAGCGCGGCGATTGCCTATATGCGGGATGGTGGCAGCCGGCGCTATGTGGCGCCGCTCATCCGGCATTTTGGTGCTCGCCCGCTACCTGAGATGACGCAGAAGGCATTGGATGAAGCGGCGATCGAGATGCTGTCGACAGGCGCGCCGGACTACCGCAACAGGGCCGTCTACACGCCGGTAATCGCAATCCTGCGCCACGTCCTGAAGGATAATTGCCCACCATTCCGCCGGCCCAAGGGGGCCAAGGGCCGCACCAAGAAGGACTTCATGTGGCCAGCGGATGCCTTCGCCATCCTCACCGAGGCCGACAAGATCGACCCGGAATTCGGCCTTTACCTGCGTCTCCTGCTCTATACCGGCATTCGCAAAAGCGAGGGGCTGCAGGCGCTGGCGGCCGACACCAAGCCGGAGGAGCGGGCCGCCTGGCTACGCACATCCAAGAATGAAGACCCGCGGATGCTCAAGCTTCGGGAGGATATCGTCGGCCCGCTGGCGAAGCACCTCGAGAGCCACACAGGCGACCGCCTATTCAAGTTCAACGACGGCGGCCACTTCAAGCACATGCTAATGCGGGCGAAGCTGGCGGCCTGCGGCTTGCCCTGCCCGAAGCGTCGTCCGACTGGCTGGAAAGCGCCAGAACACAAATACGCCTTCGTCGGCTTTCACACGTTCCGCCACACATGGGCAACATGGATGCGTCGCTATGGCGGCGCTGACGTTCAGGGCCTTACGGAGACAGGCAACTGGCGCGATCCTCGGAGCGCCGCCCGCTACTCGCATGTTGTGGCGCGCGAGGAATGGGACCGTGTGGACAATCTGCCCAGTATGGGGATTAAACGGGGAATGACAGGCAATGACTGA